ATGGTTCTGGCTATGGTTCTGGCTATGGTTCTGGCTCTGGCGATGGCTCTGGCGATGGCTATGGTTCTGGCTAATGAAATCAAAATATCTTACTCAATGGCTTTATCTTCACTGCAAAGGCAATAAATCTCTTGCAGCAATTAAGCTTGGTATAAGCCGCATGACGCTTGATAAAATGCTAGATGGCCGCAGGCCAATTACAAAGGGAGTTGAATATTCATGTTTATGGCTAGCACATGTTAGTGTAAAGAGTGCTGAAAATGACTGAATGGCAACCAATTAAAACGGCTCCTACGAATGCAACACCTATTAGGCTTTACGGTTTTGTTGGAGAATTTGAATATAGGGGCCATGATGGATTACGTGAGGCTACAAACATCATTCAAAATGGTAAAATAATTTGAATTTTTGGGTCATATTTAAAATTGAAACTAAGTGCGAATCACAAGCCGAGGCCTTAATAGCTCGACGTGGGATCGAAACCTATCTTCCAATGGCTGCCACAATTAACTATATCAGCGCAAAAACTAACCGCAAAAGTATAAATTACATACCTCTCATTCCAGGAATTCTATTTGTTAAAGGTGAGCCAGACATTTCCGGCCTGAAATATGTCAAAGGAGTTGCTAGAAGCCCCAGCGGGGAAGCCTGGAAGGTCTCTAATGCAGAAGTGATACAATTCCAATCTTTTCATGCAAGATGGCTAGAAGCCCTTCTAAAGCGCCGGAAAATGGATATTCCAGCCAAACCCAAATATATCAAGATCAGTGATCCGGTTGGAATGGCTGAATTAATGCGACTTTGCTTTGGATATGAGCCGGAAACTGAAAATAGTTGAAATAGGTATTAACAGATACGTATCTGGCATGTATATATTAATTATCAGCAACGGGGCCGCGCCCCACACAATGGAGAGTAAAATGAAAACTCATCTTCGCATAAACAAGCTTACTGGGATTAATGCTCCTATTGCTGTTTGTTCTGGGTTTGCCAAAAACGGGAAAATACGATTGAATAATCGCAATACATATGCCGACATGACATCCCCCATTGTGGGGCTTACTGAATTCGTAGCCACCGAAGAAAAGCAACGATGCGTTCATTGCGTTACGGAAGGATTGAATTGGCGCAATCGTCAACGTAAGGCAAAAGGCTTTCCGCCAATATCGTGGATAGGCGATAAATGGTCAGCAGCATGACTCCCAAAGCAATGACACCTTCTCAACTTTATGACGCACGTCAAGACCTTGGCTTTATGTGGGGTAAGTCCCGCCCCCTCCACGCCTCAGAGCTAGGCCGTGCGCTGCGATTAGGTGGGCGTGACCCAGGCTTTCGGATCAGCAAGTGGGAAAAGAGTGTCCATGCCATTCCCGGCCCTGTATCCGTTGCCATTGAGGCGATGCTGGCAGGATTTAAACCAAAATATGCATATTGGAAGCCACTTTATGAGGGTGAAAAACTTGCAGGTTTGCTTGAAAAGACCCACTTGACGTAACATAATCTTACATGCTATTTACTTAATGCCTGCTATTCGGTTGATTTTGTTCATATGTAGGGAAATACAGTCCTTCACGTAAAACATAAAACATTCGCAGCCTCTACGAGCCGAGCGAGTAACCGTCATAAATGCAAGCCGCCTCATCGGGCGTTATTCAGGTATATGGAATATGCCCAGCTAGGGGTGGCTTAAAATAACACTAGCACTAACAGAATGGTCCGTGGTACGTCTTGAACGTGCTCCATAACCGTAGCAACGGCTACCAGCGGCAACGATTAAACGGGAAACCCTTGGAATAAGCCAAGAGAACCTGTAAAATAGGTTAGCGTAGCAAAACCATTGCTGTTAGATTTTAAATCAAAACTACGCAAGCAAGGGTTGAGTAAGTGCCAAGACATCACCGCCCCAACACACTAATAGGTTGATACATGCTAGTAGGTAGATCACATGATAAGCGATTAAAGATGATGAAATCAAATGTCTGACCCATCACAAGCCATTGCCGCAAACACAAAGTTCACAGAAACCAATATCCCAGAGCTCGCAGCGGAAATATGTGAGCTCATATCAATAGGCTATGGTCTCAAAGAAGCATTGGAGACCAACCTCAAGTTTCCCAAAGCAACAGCTTTCTATAAGTGGCTTGAGAAATACCCAGATGTAGCGTACAATTACATGCGTGCGCGTGAAATGCAACAGGACTATGAGGCTGATAACATTATCACAATTGCAGATACACAGGCTGACTCAAACAAAGCCCGTGTAATGATTGACGCGCGGAAATGGCGCGCTTCAAAGCTTGCGCCTAAGAAGTACGGCGATAAGCAAGAGATCGCTCATTCTGGCAGCATAACGACCATCAAGGGAATTTCTGATAGTGAACTTGAGCTTATCGCCACAGGCCGCAGCAATAGAACTCCTGAGGCGCAGGAAGGCTAGAACGTCCTTAATTGAGTACGCTCGCTATATTGAAGTGCCCGGCGCACCTATCAGCGAGGTAGATGACAATGAACAGTTTAAACCTATTGAAACCCAGCTTGCAGCCCATCATGAAATAATCCTCTCCGCAACACAGAGATGCATAGAACGACACTCTGGGCGCACTATGCTATTTCTGCCCCCAGGCTCTGCCAAATCAACCTATGCCACAGTGGTCGCGCCTACGTGGATCATGGGGTTACGACCCGGATTTAAGGCGATATGCGTCAGTTATGGCTCCGACCTTGCTCGCAAGTTTGGTCGGCGCACTCGGTCAATCATCAAACAGCAGGGCTACCGCAATGTTTTCGGCACAGGATTAAGTTCTGAAAGTAGTGCAGCCGATGAATGGGCACTCGATAATGGTTCGGACTATATGGCAGGTGGAGTCTTGTCAGGCATTACTGGAAATCGCGCTGACTTCATTGCTATTGATGACCCCATAAAGGGCCGTCAAGAGGCTGACTCTGAGACAACACGTCAAAGCACGCTTGATGCTTATCAGGATGATATCCTAACCCGTCTCAAGCCTGGTGGATCATTGATGATTACGCAATGTCTAACTGGCGACGCGTTGGTAACAATGGCCGACGGATCGAAATGCCGAATGGATGCGGTTAAGGTTGACAATGAAGTTTTGTCTTGGGATGGCCTCAAATTTGTCCCGTCCAAAGTGAGCGGAGTTATTGACAATGGTAATGATCAAACCTATTTGATTAGGACGAATAGGGCGGAAGTTCGGGCTAATGCTCGTCATCCATTCTTGGTCTTATCAACGGAAGGTTTGAAATGGGTAAGAACCAAGAACTTGATGCCTGGAATGCGTATAGTCGCGCACCGAAAGGAACATACAAACAAGGGTCATGCGCTAGTATCGGGTGCGGAAAGCCCGCTAAATCGCGAGGAATGTGCACTCACCATTATCAGCATCAGCGGGCTAAATGGGCGGCAGGGCATCGGCCACCTTCGTTCAGCAGCCCAAATCGTCTCATCACAAGGCGTAAACGGCGCTACGGAATTGACCAATCCGATTTTGACAAACTCCTTGCCAACCAAAACGGTCTTTGCGCAATCTGCCAGACAGATGGAAGCGCAGGAAGGCCTAAACATTGGGTCACTAACCTCGTTCCCGACCATAACCACGAAACGGGGAAAGTGCGCGGCCTTCTTTGCAACGATTGCAACAGGATTGCAGGACGAACTAGAGATACCGCCATTTTGGAACGTGCCATCGAATACGTCAGAACCAGATATTGACGAAGTTCAATCCGTAAAGCTTTCTGGGGTTGATAGAGTTTATGACCTTTCCATTGACGGTACGCATAATTTCATAGCTAACGATCTTGTTACCCATAATACCCGCTGGCATGAAATGGACCTGGCAGGTTCAATATTACCTGAAAGCTATGCCGGTGAGTCTGGCATGATCCAGTGCCGCGATGGCAATGAATGGGAAGTAATTTGTATTCCTGCCAAGTGTGAGAGTTTAAACGATCCGTTGGGCCGTGAGATTGGTGATTACATATGGCCTGAATGGTTCCCGCGCGACCATTGGGCTACCTTTGAACGTATACCGCGCACATGGTCCGCTTTGTATCAACAGAGGCCTGCACCTGATAGCGGGGATTATTTCAAGGCTGAATGGATACATAAGGTTAACACTCTCCCAGCGCGACACAATATGCGCATCTATGGCGGATCTGACTATGCCGTGACAGCTGATGGCGGCGATTATACAGTGCATATCGTGCTTGGACTTGATCCAGAAGATAAGCCATATCTGTTGGATGTGTGGCGCTCACAATCATCATCAGAGCAATGGGTTGAGGCTTTTTGTGACTTGGTATTGCGCTGGAAGCCCATAGGCTGGGCCGAGGAAACAGGACAGATCAAATCAGGTGTAGGGCCATTTCTGACTAAGCGCATGATTCAGCGAAAAGCTTTGGTTTATCGTGAGGCATTCCCTACACGTGGCGACAAAGCCATCAGAGCACAATCAATTCGTGGCAAGATTGCCTTGCACGGGCTTTATATTCATGAGGATGCACCGTTCTACACGGACCTTCACAATGAAATGATGTCATTTCCAGTAGGCGTAACGGACGATCAAGTGGACGCTTTAGGCCTAATTGGACAGTTGATTGACCGCATGCTGGCTGGCAAGCCTGACAGCAATATAAAACCTGCACCAAGAGCACAGCAAGGTCAAGTCATGTTGCCCGGCGCACCAACGCCAAGGGTTACTAAGAGGATTATCTTATAAATGGTTTCACCATTTACGACAGGTTCAGACGGCGGCACTGAGGCACCTAAACCCATTGAATCGGGTGATGCACAGCCATGGCTTGACCTGATTACTGACACTGAGGCGCATTTTGAGATTTATCAGTCGAAATGCGATTCAATTGATAAAGAGCTTGGCGATTTAAAACGCTTGGCTGATGGGACTATCGACCGGGAATATAAGATGTTCTGGGCCAATCTTGAGGTACTCAAGCCGTCGATGTATTCACGCGCGCCTGTCCCAGTAGTTGTCCCAGGGTTTAAGGACCGCAAGCAGCTCAATGTCATCACATCAGAAATGCTTGAGCGAGCGCTCATCACAAGTTTCCGCAAGGAAGACGTGCATAGCACTATGCTTGAGGTCCGCGATGATCTAGCAGTGGCTGCGCGCGGTCAATCGTGGTTACGGTATGAAGCAGCGGGGGATGACGCCGATGATTTCACTGAGGAAGTCTGTATTGAGCACCTGGATCGCCGTGACTTCTTGCATGACCCAGCGCGCAAATGGGCTGAGGTTGATTGGGTCGCGCGTGGTTCATGGATGTCTGCGGAGGCTGGCCGTAAGCGCTTTAAAGATAAATGGAATGGCGTTCAATTACTTCAGGGCAAGGATAAGGATGCGACCAATGATTACAAGGGCGAGAAGAAGGGTCGTGTTTGGGAAATTTGGTGTAAATCCAAGAATAAGGTTGTCTGGGTTTCGCCCGGCATAAAGGAAACGCTAGACGAACAAGATCCATTCCTTAAGCTTGAAGATTTCTTTCCATGTCCAAAGCCTGCTTATGGGACTATGCAGCGTCGTAGTACCGTACCAATTCCTGATTTCGTTCAATACAAAGATCAAGTGTCTGAAATAAATGAGATGACGGCCCGCATTTCAAACCTTGCTGATGGCTTAAAACTCAAGGGCTTCTATGCGGCTGGATCGGAAGATATAGGCACGGCAATTGAGCGTGCTATGTCCTCCATGGATGCTACGATTTTGATTCCTGTGGCAAATTATGCCGCCATGGGCGGCTCCAGTCTCAAGGAAAGCATTGTCTGGTTGCCTATTAGGGATGTGGCTGAGGCAATCACGCATTGCGTAGCTTTACGCAAGCAGTTGATTGAAGACGTTTACCAGATCACGGGCTTATCTGACATTATGCGCGGTGCGACGGATCCAAACGAAACACTTGGCGCACAGCAACTCAAATCACAATATGGTTCTATCCGCATCAGGGAAAAGCAGGCTGCATTAGTTATGCACGCCTTGGGCATTGCCAAGATTGCCGGTGAAATCATGGCGGAGAACTTCCAGCCCCAGACATTACTTGAAATGTCACAAATGGAAATTCCTAGCGATGCTGATGTGCATGGACAAATTCAAGAGCTTGTTATGCAGGCGCAACAGCTTGCATCCTCTCCACAAGCCCAGCAAATGGCAATGCAGAACCCGCAGGCAGTTGACCAAGCTAAACAGCAACTCAAACAACAAGTCACCCAACTTGAACAAACTATTACCGTAGAGAAAGTCATTGCTTTATTGCGTGACCAGAAAATGCGTCCGTTCATATTGGACATTGAGACCGATTCGACAATTCAACCAGATGAAGACGCTGAGAAGGCTCATCGAACAGAATTCCTGAAAGTTCTGGGCGGGTTTATTAATCAGTCTGCGCCCTTGCTGCAATCAATGCCACAAGCAGGCAAGTTTGTGAGTGAATCGCTCAAGTTTGTAGCTGCTCCATTCAGGGCGGGCCGTGATTTGAATGCGGCCATTGATGAATTTGCAAATCAAATTAATCAACTTGCCTCACAACCCAAAGGGCCGAGTCCTGAGGAAGTTAAAGCGCAGGCGGATGCCAAGGCGCTTGAGGCCAAAGTTGCGGCTGATATGAAGGTGCTTGAGGCCAAGACACAATCAGAATTGAAACTCAAAGAAGCTGATATGGCGCTTAAGAATGCTGACCTTGGACTTAAAAAGGCCGATATGGTGGCTAAGCAGCAAAGGCATGACCATGCCATGGCTAATGCTAAAGATATGCATAACCGCACATTGGAGGCTAACGCACAGCAGTTTGACCATACAGTGGGGGCAACTAAGCACGCCGCAGATCAAGCCAATATAGATGCTAGTCATAAGCTGGCTCAACATGGCATGGCTAAAGAACAGGCCCTGGCCAAGAATGGCATTCCTCCTGATTATTCTTTTAAGGAAGACCGTAAGCAGTTCGCTGACATGATTCAGAACACTGACAAGATCCTGGCCGAGGTGAGCAAGCAAAGCACGCAGGTTGCTAGCGGCATGGAAAAAGTTGCCAAGGCCTTGACGGCCAAAAAATCTGTCAAGGGCAAAGATGGCCATGTTTACACAGTTGAAAGCACGCAATAAAGGAATAAATTATGGACCCAGTTGATACAACCAACATGGATGCAACGGAACGTCTATTTTATGATGAAATGGCCAGGATCGGGGCTTCGATTGAAGGCTTCATTCGCCGTTCACCGCGTGATTGGTATCCTGATAAGCGGGTTTACAAAATTACTCGTAGCGATGGAACAGTTCGCGTTGGCGAGGTCAATGTTGATCTTCAAACCTATCAGAATATTCTTAACGTAGCCAAGGGGGACTAAGCATGGCTTTGCAAGAATCAATAGCAGTCCGTAATGCGCGGCTTGATGCCCATGAAACGACAATCGGCACTTCACCATTGTTGCGGCTCATCACCCTGAACGGAGCTATTCCAGCAGATTGTGCAACAGCACAGACTGGCGTAGTTGCGGCAACTATCACATTGCCTGCTGACTGGATGGCCAACGCAGCGACAGGTGCCAAGGCCAAGACTGGCACATGGACTGGGACAGCAAGCGCTACAGGTGATTTGAACTATTGGCGTCTTACGGATAGTACGGGGACAACTTGCCATTATCAGGGCCAGTTAGCCCGTCCTCATTCCGTTTTAACAGCCTTTGCGCTTGGCCAGCGTGTCACCAATGCTGGCAACGTTTACAGGGCTACGGTAGCAGGAACAACGGGTGCCGCATCACCGCCAGTTCATACGGCTGGCGCTGTTGCCGATGGTACGGTGACATGGACATTTGAAACCGATGCAGGTGGTGTCATGGTGCCTGATGCTTTTGGCGTCACTACGGGGCAAACATTGACCGTTTCAACCTTCACCGTCACGGCAGCTAACGCATAAAGGAATAAATCATGGGTGCGAGATATACGACTTCGAAAACAGGCGTTGCAATGGTGGTTGGCAGTGATTTGCTGACCCTCACCATTCCGGCAACGCGGGCTGCAAAAATCTGGGCCATCCGGCTTTATGGCGAAGGCACAGCATCGGCAACAAACCGCGTAACCCTCATGCGCTCAACCGTTGGTACAACGCCCGTGGCTGGCACGGCAGTTCCCAAGGCGACACTTTCAGCAGCATCAGGCGCAACCATTGCCACGGGCTGGACAACGCAACCAACAGCAGGCGTCATTGTTCATCGTCTCGGAATTAACTCAAATGGTGCCTATGTGCCATTTGTCGCAGTGCCAGGCATGGGCAACGAAATTGATATTCCACCATCGGGACAGATGTCACTGCGCTGTGAAAACGGCACGGGTATTGTAACTCCTGAAATAGAGTGGGAAGAAATAGGTTGAAGTATATTCCTCCTAAAGGGAGGGCTTTTAAATGGCTTTCTATTTTCTTGGCGATGGCGTTGTCAATGTTCCTGTCTGGTTTGATGATGAAGCAGATTACGCGGCAGCGCTTGTCCAGAACCGTTTTAATTCTCTTGTTGATATTGATGTTTCGATACCTCAAATCGCAGATATCGCGCTTGATCCGGAACAAATACAGCCTTCATTTGAAGAAGCATGGCCACAACCTGTCTGGCTGACATCATATGATGTTGCTTCTGGGCAAGATGCCTGGAATTCGTTTCAAGATAACCTTTCGCCTGTCACGCTTACCGCTACACCGACAGATAATAGCTCAACTCTTAACGCAACCTTAACTGCGCCACTTACTTTTAACGCTAGCCTATCAGATTCTGCCAGTACACTTATTGCCAGTTCTAATATTGCAGTAAGCCTGGCAGCAAATGTCATCGATGCGGCAAGTACTTTGGCGGCCACGGCGACCATATCGGTTAGCATATCAGGAAATGTTATAGATGCGGCCAGCACCTTGGTTGCATCACTCACAGCCCCCATAGGGCTGAATGCCAATCTTCCAGAAGGAAATACCACGCTTTCGGCGGTTGCCAATATCGGCAGCGTCTTTACCTTAAATGCCAGCCTGACCGATGCAGCCAGCAGCCTTGCTGCCAGCCTCACACAACCTTTTTTTATGACTTTCAATGGCTTGGATGCGGCTGACACACTCACCGCCTTTACGGTCATCCCTGTAAGCCTGAATGGCGCGGTAACAGATGCCACGAGTACTTTAAGCTCAACGCTAGCCTTGCCTTTGGCCGTGAATGGCACGCTGGCCGATAATGCAACGACACTCAATGCAGCCCTGTCTGGCCTGCCAACCCTGAATTTGAATGCAACGCTACTTGATGATGCTGATTTTATATCATCGACGATTACAATCGCAGACACGCCGCCCGTTCAGCAGCAACCATTTGATTTTAATGATGGTTGGTCGCGCGCGGCGGATAAGTTCCGCAAGAAGCAAAAGGATGATGACCGCGATCTTGCCGAAATAGTTGAAAAAGCCTTTGCCAAGGTTACGGGCGAAGAGATTCCAACCATTGCGGAAAAGAAGCAGATTGTTAAAATAGTGCGTGCTGATGCAGGTGAAGAAGGAATTCCGGCTAGCATCACAAAGATCAACATGATGATTAGTGCACTTGCCCTAGAATTAGACAGGCAGGAAAGCGATGATGAAGAGCAAGACATTATCATGATGCTTTTAAATTTATAGGAGAATTAAATGGCTACCAAACCAACACTAAGACCAATGCCAATACGAAAATACACAGCAGCAGGCTATTCAGAAGCGGGTGTTTCAAGCCTGATTGATGCTGAGGAATTCAACAAGCTTGGTGTGAAACCAAAATTCACGGCCAAACAGCGGGCTGACATCATCAAGAAAGCCGATGGCTGTCGGACGGCAGAAGACCTGCAACTTATCATTCAGGCAGGGCGCTAATGGCCTCTTACCGCGCGACATGGTGCAGTGCCTGTGAGACAACCCATGAGCAATTTCCGGCCTATGAGATTTGCCCAAAATATAGCTTTCCAAAGACTTCGCACCTTCCATCACCGATGATTATTGGAGATACGATGGAAGCAGTGCAGTCCATGCTTGATGGCAAGATGTATGAAAGCAAGTCAGCCCTGCGCCGGACGTATAAACAGGCCGGCGTCAATGAAGTTGGCAATGATAGTTCAATCATGAATCCAAAGCCAAAAAAGAAACCCAAACCCAATATGAAGGCTATTGGTGATTCGGTCGAAAAAGCCTTTGCCCGCGCTGGCTTTGGCGCATAATGCAATCCCTCAGACGGAACCCACTACATGGAAACTCAAGTCTCAACAGCCGCACCAATTGCGGAAGCCCCTATCTCTGCTCCTGCACCGGAAACAAGTGCAGCCGATCCCTCCCCACAGGAAATAGCGCCCGCTAAAAGCGAATCCGCCCCTGAGAAATTTTATATTCATAAAGCCGAACGCCAACGCAATGATGCGGTTGACAAGGCTTTTGATAAGGTATTTGGCGACGATAAGACGCGCGATGAGCAGGGTCGCTTCAAATCTACGGCAAGTGAGAGTACAGCGCCGGAAACCCTTGCCAAGACTGTGCCTGTGGCTGAAATGAGCCCCGCAACGAAAGAGATAACACCGGCGGCTGAGACCAAGATATCTAGTATAACCGATGCGCCAAGTCGGTTTTCAGCCGATGCCAAAGCCGCATGGGCCACAACGCCTGATCCTGTAAAGGCAGAAGTCAACCGCGCTGTCAGTGAATTGGAAACAGGCCTTAAGCAATATCAGGAACGCTATGCGCCATTAAAGCCTTATGAAGATGCTGCAAAGCAACATAACACTACAGTTGAAGCCGCATTGCAAAACTACGTAAACCTTGAAGCGGCATTAAAAAATACCCCAGAAGAAGGCCTTATAAAGGTTTTTAAGTATGCAGGCCTTAACCCGCATGAATGGGCAGCCCGTATTCTTGGCCAGACACCTGATCAAAATGCAATGGTGCAAAACCAGACTATCATAGAGCTTCGCACGCAGTTGGATGAACTCAAAGGCCAGGTTCAAAATGTTTCTGGTACTATGCAGCAGCAACAAGATGCCGTTTTACAAAAGCATATTGATGAGTTTGCGGCCACCGCGCCGCGCTTTGATGAACTTAGAAACGATATTTCCTTTTTCCTTCAAACGGAAAAGGCAACCACTTTGCAGGAAGCCTATCAGATGGCGGAACGGCTCAACCCCGCGCCCGCTTCAACCATAGCGCCAATCCAGCAAGCTAAACCAGACCTTAAGGCTCAAACCCAGAAAGGTTCACTCTCAACAACCGGTGCACCCATAAGTGGCTCAAACCCAGCTTTTCGGAAGCCACCAAAATCCGCCGGAGATGCTGTTGACCGTGCCTTTGCACAGTTAGGCATTTCCTGATTTCAACTTTAAATAGGGTTTAAAAAATGCCTATTACCCCCGGCTATAATGAGCGCTTGCAGGAAGCGTTCTCTTTGGCCTTGGAAGATCGGGCGAGCGGCTATGTCGATCTCGTAACCAACTCCAATGCTATTCTATACTTTATGAAAGAACGTGACATGTTCACGTCCTTTAATGGACCCACCATCCGTGAACGGTTGCTTTATAACGAATCCGGCACTTATACCCGCTATAGCGGCCTTGAGTTCCTAAATCCGAAATTGGCAGATTTGTTTACTGATGCTGAGTTTGAACCCAGAATGGCGGCTGTTTCCGTTGCGCTTGCGAATGAAGACATTCTCAAGAACAGCGGTTCTGCCCAACTCAAGGACATCTTTAAATCGCATATTGCGGCGGCAGAAGATGAGCTTGTTGACCGTTTCGTGGAAGACCTTCACAGTGACGGCACACAACCCAAGCAAATCGGCGGCTTGCAAGTTGCAATTCCAACAGTCACTAACGCAGGGACTTATGGCTCGATTGACCGTTCTGTTGCCACCTTATGGCGCACACGTACATTCGACGTAAACTCTGCTTTTGTTGGCATTACCCAGTTCAGCGCGGCAACTGCCAAGCAGATTATGGATAACGTGGTGATTGCAACATCGCGTGCAAACCGTGGTCCTAATGCCTTTGTGATGTCAGCGGAGCACTACATTGCCTTTTCGCAGGCAACTGTAGCCATCCAGCGCATTAACGATGATAATCGTTTGGGTTCATTGGGCTTTACCTCGCTGAAATATTACGGCGGCGGCAAAACCCTTGATGTGGTTCTTGAAGGCGGTATCGGGTCGGCAATGCCAGCCAATACCACTTATGTTTTGGATACGAAGTCTTTGGGCTTCCGTTATCATCCAGAACGGAACTTCTCGAAAATTGGCAAAGCTCAAATGCCCGTCAACCAAGACGGCATGGTTCAGCACATCGGCTTCATGGGGAACGTTATTCTCAAGAACCCGCTGCATACTGCCAAGATCATAGATTCTAATCCTAATGCTTAGGCTGCTTTAACTGAGTTGATTTTTACGCAAATCATGATATGGTGTCTCCTTTAAATAAGGAGAACACCATGTCTGAAGCATCTAAAAAAATTGCTCGCACTGATAATGAGGAAGATAGGAGAAGGTCGCGGCCATATAAGTCTTTTGATGCGCAATTGTTGCGCGATGAGAAGACTGGATGCTTAGAGTGGATAGGGGCATTAGACAAAGATGGTTATGGTAATAGGGGGTGCAGATGGGGGCAAAGACGCTCTCATCGGTTCACCTACGAACGCCATCATGGCCCAATAGACTCTAAGAAAATCGTGATGCATACTTGCGATAATCCAAAATGTTGTGAATTAAGCCACCTTTTTCTTGGAACTCATCAGCAAAATATGGCTGATAAGTTCATAAAAAATAGACAGGCTAAAGGATCGGCAAATGGCAATTCCATTTTGACAGAAAATCAAGTCATGCAAATGCGGCTTGATAAACAAAATGGTGAAAAGCAAGTTGCGCTAGCGAGAAAATATGGTGTTACAGTATCTAGCGTCTCCCTTATTATCAAACGTAAGCAATGGAAACATGTTTAACTTATGAAAGGAGCCTCTTATGGCTTATGAAAATACCATCGGTATTGACCCTTCGGTCAAGTATCAGGATGCGGCAGGTACTTATACCAACCGCAACCCCTTTGCCCTCGGAACCCGTGTCCGGTGGCGTGATGGCCATGATTATATCTTGGCCCGCGCTTCTGCCGCTGTTCCGGCGACAACAGTTGTAATTCTTACAGAACCCGCAATGACCGTTGCGACTGGTGCCGGTGCATGGACTTCCCCAGCATTCGCACTTGCTCTTAACGAAATGGCATGGATGAAAAAGACTGTCATCTAACAATAACGACAGGGGTGGGATGATCCACCCCTGTTTTGCAATCCCTCAGACGGAAAAACAAATATGGAAAATGATACATTAGACCACAATGATGCTCTTGATTATCAAGACTATCACGAAGATACCAGTCATCTATTCATCAAATTCTACAAGGCCACAATTAAGAACGAGGCGCAAAGCAAGCTTGCAGGCCGTCCAATCCACGAAGAAAAGGAAATGGTTCAAATCCGCATTGCGGGCGATAAGAACACCATCCTGCATTCTTTGGCACATGACAAGTCGCGCTATGTCGCAAGCATCGGGCATTTGTCTTATGCAGAACGCTTTCCGCGCCATTATGAGGCCTTCAAGAAAAATGAAGTCCAGATCGGCGATGGTACACCAATTGAAGAACTAACAAGCCTTGGCGCAGCCCGCATTGCCGATTTAAAGGCCGTCAACATACACACTATTGATGCCTTAGCGGGTCTTTCCGAAACAGCACTTCGCAAACTTGGAACTGATAATCAATCATTGCGTGAAATGGCCAAGAAATACCTCGAAAAGGCCAATGGCTTCGCCGTAGAAGGGCGTTTGATGGCTGAAAATGAGGCCATGAAAGACCAAATCGCATTGCTTGAAGATCAAATACGCCAAATCGTTGCTGAACAATCCAAGAAGCCGACACTTTCTATCCCCGCCAAGGAAAAAACGGCATAGGTGGTTAAATGACAATATTCTCAGTCATAAAAGAAGATGTAGCAATCGTAGTGGGGCGTAAAATCCCCACTGCAATATTTACATCGCAAGAACGTGAGGCATTAGAATTTGTTTCGATTTCAAATGTCATGGGCCGGTATATTGCT